CCGACGCCGGCAACGCTAGCGGCTCTAATGGCGTTGTCCCTTGCTTCCTAATCAGATAATCATACAATCCCTGCCCACATGGGGCAGGGGAACCAAAAGGAGGAGAAAACTATGGTAAACAAAATCGAATTGCAAGACCTTGTAGGAGGAGCATTGCAGGAAAAATTCAGTAAGGCCTTTGAAAAGGTTGTTGAGAATTTGCAGGATGTAAACACTTCCTACAAAATCAAGCGCGGTATAACAATCAAGCTCACATTCGACCAGAACGAGGCGAGAGATGATGTATCCGTATCCGTGGATGTATCAGAAAAATTAGCACCGCAGGCACAAATGAAAACTTCTTTCTATATTGGAAAAGACCTTAAAACAGGCCAGATTTACGCAGAAGAATATGGAAAGCAGATCAGAGGACAAATGAGTTTAGATGATTACGAAACAAAGGAACCTGTTGCGGAGATAGACGGTAACAAAGTTAATACCGAGACAGGAGAAGTTGTTACAACAGCAAATTTCAGAAGGGTAGCATTATAAGGAGGATAAGAAAATGATTAAAAAAGCGTTGGAATATATTGTTGGACTTGGAGAAGCGAAGCAGACCACTATTCACGGAGATGTTTATTCGGACAAAGAACTGCACCGCGTAGGTAAAGTAATTCCTTACGCAAAAGAAATTGAGCTTAGCACATTATCAAGCCTTGTGCAGTACATCAAATCAAATGTGGATACTATGGCAGAAAAGATGATTGTTCATGTGGAAAATCCTACAACAGTAAAACTTTTCTCAAGTCTCGATGAACTCCGCAAGAGAGAGTGTCTGGTAGAGGTAAATGCACAGACACCGAGTTTTTCATATGAGAGATTTCTTGAACATGAAGCGTTCTGTATCGGCGTACAGGCAAAATTCTTAGATGATCCTACAACAGACCGGGCGGCAGTATTAGCATTTGCAGGAACGGTAGAGGCAGGAAGTGTTGCAGAGTATGGAGATGATGGCGTTACCCAGAAAGCAACCGTAAAAACAGGTATCGCTTCAAAGAATGAATGTGTTGTTCCTAACCCGGTATTGCTTAGACCTTTCAGAACCTTTGTTGAGGTAGAACAGCCTGCATCTCATTTCGTTTTCAGAATGAAGCAGGACAGAATTGGTGGAATTGAATGTGCATTATTCGAGGCAGACGGTGGAGCGTGGAAGAATATTGCAACCAAGAAGATACACGAATACCTTGAATTTGAATTAGCGGAAATTGCAGATAGATTCATTGTTATTTCATAGGAGTGCAAAGATGTGTGGTTTTGAACCGTGGAAAAAATGTACGGAAGAGTGCAAGTATTACCAGACCTGCACCAGAAATCCTAAAAACAGGGATAAATAATTAAGGGAGATAAGGATGGATTTTACAGGAAAACTTCATGATATACAAATTGAATATCGCACAAGGAAATCTGTAATTTCCTTCCTTATAGACCAAGAGCCAAACGGACTTGATGATTTGCAGGAAGCAAACCTGTCTATCAAAGTAGGAAAGCACAGACGGAAACGCAGTTTAGACAGTAACGCATATTTCCATGTCCTGTGCGACAAATTGAGGCAAAAGGCGGGATTGTCAATGGCAGCCTGCAAAAATGATCTTATAACCTCTTATGGGCAGATATGGTATCTGGAAGATGAAGAGCCTCTGATATATAAAACAAATGCTCCGCCGGAGTTTGTGGCAGAACGCGAGGAAGTCCATATGAAATTTATTAAGATGGGCGATGATGGCGCATATTGGTACAGAATGTACCGAGGCAGCCATACTTACGATTCTGCGGAGATGGCTAAATTGATTGAAGGAACTATTTATGAGTGCAAGGCATACGGCATAGAAACAGCTACGCCACAGGAACTTGCTAAAATGGCAAATTTATGGGAGCAGAGAAGAGGATATGATAAAACAGACAGATAAACATAAGCGTGGCAAAGCTGCCCGGAACAAAGGCGCAAATGCAGAAAGAGAACTTGCAAACCTTATCCGTGATACATGGGGATATCCTACCAGAAGAGGGAAGGTATTTAATGGCGAATCGGATGTTGTGGGATTGCAGGGCATCCATATAGAGTGCAAACGGCAAGAGAGGCTAAATATATGGGATGCAATGAAACAGGCCAAGGAAGAGGCTATTAAGAGGCAGGACGGACTACCTGCTGTATTTCACAGGAAAGACGGTACAGAGTGGTTAGTCACAATGACATTAAGTGATTGGATAGATTTATTCGGAGAGTGGAACGATGGCAGATAAGAAAAGTTTTGTGATGTATAAGAGTTGGAATCCCATGTTGGAGAACTTACCATACGAAAAATTAGGGGAACTCATGTATTACATACTCCTTTATCAAGATGGAGAAGTGGATGCAGAGCCTACGGATCCTATGGTAGCTGCTATGTTTGCAATGATTAAAGCAACCATGGAACAGGATGCAGATAAGTATGCTGAAACCTGCGCTAAAAGAGCAGAATCCGGGAAAATGGGTGGTAGACCTAAAAAGCAAGAGGTTATAGAAGATAACCAAAATAAAGCAAATGGTTTTTCTGAAAAGCAAGAAGAAACTAAAAAAGCAGATAATGAATCTGAATCTGATAAGGATAATGATAAGGATAATGAATCTGATAAGGATTCTTCTACGAAGAAAAAGAAAAACAAAAAAGAAAAAGCTCCTGCGGTTGATTATGAGGGGATGCTTGAGTGTAGCAGTTTATCATCCGGCCTTATAGATAAAATCATGGAATGGGTACAGTACAAGCAGGCGAAGAAAAAACCATACACCGAGTTAGGGTTCAAGTCCTTTATTACGCAGGTTGAGAAATACGAGCGTGAATACGGTACTGAAAACGTGATAGATGTTGTCACGCGAACTATGAGTAACGAGTATATAGGCATTGTTTGGGATTGGCTAAAGAACATGAAAAAGCCAACTCCGGCAGGAAAGGTGGATTGGGATAATATATGACGAGGGATGAAACGAAAACAATAGTCAGAGTGATTATGGCTACATATCCGAATTGGCATCCGCAGGATTTAAAAGATCTGGTGGACATATGGACAATGATGCTTGAGGAATATTCATACCAAGATATTTCGCTTGCCTTAAAGACATACATTTTGAGCGATTCGTCCGGCTTTGCACCTTCCGTTGGACAACTTACAAGCAGGATAGCGGCGCGCAATATGCAGGCACTTGAGCCGTTGGAAGCGTGGGCATTGGTATATAAGGCGATATGCAATAGCGGTTACAATTCCGAGAGTGAATTTGCGAAGCTCCCGGAGGCTTGCCAAAGGGCAATAGGCAACCCGGCAAATCTTAGGGAAATGGCGATGATGGATACAAAAACCGTTACGAGTGTGGAGCAATCACATTTCCTGCGTTCCTATGAGGCTGTGGTAAAGCGGATGCAGGAGGACGCGAGATTGCCGGAAGGTTTAAGGATTGGATTTAATAATGGCAGAATAGCCGGGATAGAAATAAATAATAACAAACTATTGGAGGTAGCAGAATGATGAAAGATTTAAGAGAAACCGTAGCGATGATGGAAAGCGCAAATTACAAGAACAGATTCCGGGCGGAGTATTGGCAGACAAAAATCCGTTATAAGAAGCTACACACCATGATTAACAAACATAAGGCAGGCAAATTAGACTTTACGCCTACCTGCCCTATAGAGTTATTGGAACAGCAGAAAAGTTTCATGGGGCGTTATCTGAATTGCTTAGAGATCCGCGCGGAGATGGAAGGTATAGACCTTAATTCCAACGAAGAGGAGGCGGAACTGACAAGAATTATCAATATGCAGGTCACAACCATTCATAAGGACAAGGCCAAGACTATTGATGGCATCGTAAATTTAAAGAGCGAAAGCAAGAAAATTATTGCAGATCACATGGCCGAATATTTCAAGGCGGATGATATAAAGATTGCGATACAGGATTTTGTGAGAGATGGGGTATAACACATGAGAAGTCTTGATGAAATCAGAAAGCGTGTAAAGTGGATACGAAGTATCGGTGTCGGAACTTATGGAACAGAGGTTGATATGCCTAGATGGTCTGGAAGCGTGATATTTACTTTTGAGCAGGAAGGATGGGAACACGTTTCTGTTAGTCCGTATAAGGGCAAGATGCCGACATGGGATGATATGTGCGCTATAAAAGATATCTTCTGGGATGAAGAGGAAGAGGTAATACAGATACATCCAAAGAAATCCAAGTATGTAAATCTTGTGGAGAACTGCCTGCATCTTTGGAGAAATAAGAAAATGGAATTGCCGGGGTAAGGAGAAGAGATGAAGAAAATAATAATCATATTAACTTTAGCGTTTATGTTATCCGCCTGCACTCCTGTAGAACAGTACACGATGATAGAGCCAGTAATCGGTTTTATACCGCTAGAAAATGGAAATGTGGAATTTGCAACTACAACCGATTATGGAAGAATACACTCAACCATATTGGAACTCAAAAATATATATTACTACGAAGGAGAAAGTAAGATCATATGGTGCAATTATGATACCTACACCGTGGTTGCATATTTAAGCAAAGAGGACTACGAAGAGTTAGGGAGAATGAGGTGCGAGAAATGGGAGGTCGGAACAGATGAAAACCTTCCGGGTAAATAAGGACACCAATTATTCTGCAAAATACAGGATGAAAAAATTTGCAGAGGAAAAGAAGTACAGCAGCATGGAGCGAAGCAAAACCAATACGGAAGCATTTAGGAGAAAACCATATGACAGAACAGGAAGAGCAGATAGCCAGAATGTGGAAAGCCGGATACAAGGCAAAAGAAATCTCCCAAAGGCTAGATCTGACAATAGGACAAGTGAAGTACAGGCTACAACAGATTCGTAAGAAAAGGAAAGTGGATAGGTGGTGGAATGAATGAAAGCATTGATATTAGTATTGACGATGATCGTATCGTTTGTCTGCCTTTCCATATGGGGCGATGAATATGATTAGCATAATACCGGGAAACAGAAAAGGAAAGTGTTTCATATGTGGGCGTGAAGGATATACGGAAGAGCATCATATATTCGAGGGAAGCTGCCGCCCGGCATCAGAAGCAAACGGATTGAAGGTAGATATATGTTTGGATCATCATCGTGGATTCAATGGAGTACATACTGCCAGAGGCGAGAAACTCAAAGAGTATCTACATGAGGTAGGGCAGCAGGCCTATGAGGAATACAAGATGAAACATGAAAGTATGACACCGGAGCAGGCAAGAGAGGCGTTCATAAAGGAATTTATAAAAAGCAGATTGTAAAGGAGAAGATGAAGCATGAATAAAGTAATTGAGATTGGAAGATTAACAAGAGATCCAGAGTGCGGAGAGAGTAACGGCGTAAAGCATGGCCGATATTCGTTAGCCGTAGATAGACCGAAGGGAAAGGATGGCAAGGATAATGGTGCTGACTTCATACCATGCGTTGTATTCGGTAAGGGCGCAGAGTTTACGGAAAAGTACCTGCGCAAAGGAATGAAGATTGCTATTGAGGGAAGAATACAGACAGGATCCTATACGAACCGTGACGGAGTAAAAGTATATACAACGGATGTCGTGGTAGAAAAGACCGAGTTCTGCGAGAGTAAGGGAGATACAAATACAGATATTCCTGCACCTGCTACAGACGATGGATTTATGAATTTGCCGGATGGAATAGACGAGGAGCTTCCATTCAACTAAGGAGAGAGGAAATGTCTAGTACCCAATACAGAGAGGATTCCTACGTTAGATGTCCTTATTACAGAAAAGAATCTCCTGTAGAAGTTAAGTGTTTGGGGATATGTGGGGATCACACAGTAAATACATTTGAAAACAAAAAGGCCAAGCAGGCATACAAAGACGATTTCTGTTGTGGTTATTATTGGAATTGTCCGTTGTACATAGCGTTGGATACAGACGGTAAATAAGAGTAGGGCACTCATGCTACATGGGTGTCCTATTAAAAGTTGTCTGAAATTGCGAAAATATAAGAAGGGCGTAGAGGGTACTTAGATGCTTACAGAAAAACAAGAAAAATTCGTACTCGAATTATTGAAAGGAAAAACACAAAGAGAAGCGTACAAGGCGGCGTATGATGCAAAGAACATGAAAGATTCTACCATAGACAGCAAATCATCGCTGCTATTTAAGCAGGATAAAATAAGGGCAAGGTATGAGGAATTAAGGCAGGAAGTGATGCAGCCGGATATAGACGAGGCGGCAGAAATCCGCAGGATGATTATTGAACACGAGAAAGCTGTTCTGTCTACTCATTTTGGAAACCTTGTCACTCTGGATATAGCAGAGGACGGTATTGGAATGGTTGCAATACCGAAACCAGAGGGAATACATAATTTTGATATGCGAGCTGTGCAGGAATTGAAATACGATACGAGAGGTAATCTGGTATTAAAACTCTATGATAAGCAGGCGGCAATCAATACATTACGAGAATTATATGGAATTGCCAATGAAGAGGGAGATAAGGATATCAATATCATACTTCATGCAGCAGAGGGGTACGATGGTTAATGCAGTTATATCTAGGAGAACCAAACGAGAAACAGAAAATACTATTAAAGGATCAGCATAGACACGTTGGCTACGGCGGTGCGCGTGGTGGTGGTAAATCATGGGCGGTAAGAACAAAAGCCGTCCTGCTTGCAGGCAGATGGGCAGGGATAAAGATTCTCATTATGAGACAGACTTACCCGGAGCTTGAACAGAACCACATCCGGCAGTTAAGAAAGCTGCTGCCGCGAAGTATAGCAACCTACAATAAGACGGAGAAGCGATTTACATTCAAGAACGGCAGCACCATAGATTTTCAATACTGTAAGAACGATGGAGATTTGGATAGAATGCAGGGTTCAGAATATGATGTGATATTCATAGACGAGGCAACCAACTTCTCTGAATATCAGCTCAAGGCGATTGCCGCCTGCTGCCGTGGTGTAAACAACTTCCCTAAGAGAATTTACTACACCTGCAATCCCGGAGGACAGGGACACGGATATATCAAGCGTATATTCATTGATAGAAAATACAATACCGGGGAGAACCCGGACGATTATTCATTTACGCAGGCACTTGTGCAGGATAACAATGCACTTATGGAATCGGATCCAGAGTATATAAAGAACCTCGAAGCACTTCCGCCAAAACTGAAAAGAGCATGGTTAGAGGGCGCATGGGATGTATTTGAGGGGCAATTCTTTGAAGAGTTCGTGGATGATCCAGAACACTACGAGGATAGACAATGGACTCATGTAATAGAACCTTTCGATATTCCGCCGGGATGGAAGATATACAGGTCTTATGACTTTGGTTATTCAAAACCATTCTCCTGCGCATGGTGGGCAGTAGACTATGAAGGAATCATATACAGGATATTGGAGCTGTACGGATGTACCGGGATGCCAAACGAAGGTGTCAAGTGGTCTCCGTCAAAACAGTTTGAGGAGATACGCAAAGTAGAGCAGCA